GCGCCGACTCCTGAAGCTGTTGGTGACCTCTGGTTCGAGACGGATGCTAATAACGCTCTATGGCGCTGGAATGGTTCAGCATGGGTTCTGGCAACAGATACTCGCGTTACCGCTGCCATTGGCACTGACGGCATCATTACAACAAACTCCGTTATCACATCATCTATTGCTATCAATGGAGTGACAAACACATCTGTTGCTCAATCAGCAGGGACAGCGGGAAGCTCCAGTGGTGAAATTACACTTCAGAGCTTGTCCGTAACGACAACAGGTGGTCCACTTGTAATTACATTTTCGGCTCTTGGTTATTCACAGGCATCTGGTGCTGGTGCATATGGCTGCTCTTTCCGTGTAACCAGAGATTCTACCAATCTTCGTGCATCAATGTCATATCAGGGAAATGCTCAGGCACTTGGTGACCGGCTTCCAATTATGTTCACCTGCCCGATTATTGATCAGCCATCCGCAGGAACATATACGTATTATTTTTATGCAACGCCAAGCGGCGTTTCCTCTGGCATTAACTTTGCCACTCATCGTGTCATTGAGATCAAGGAGCTTAAAAGGTGATCCAGATTATTGTTTATTCAACAATTAACGGAATGATATCAAAATCCGTTACCTGTCAAACTCAGGATGCAGAATTGCAATGCGGTCCTGATGAAACATGGATGGAGCATGGCCCTGTTGACGACAGTGAGTATATGGTCGATCTTTCTACGCTGGAAATTGTACCGATTCCTTGATATAGCAAGATAGAGGTGCAAAATGATCCAGCCTGGCAGCTACGACATCATAATTCAGCAGAATGGAGACTGGGACATTACGTTTCAGTTGAAGGACACTAGCGGCGTTGGGATCAACCTAACCGGCTCTACTGTTGAGGCTGAGATCTGGACGGAACATAAGCAATCAAAATTGGCAGATTTTGGTGTAACTTATGTTGACCGATCCATTGGAAAATTCAAGCTAACGCTCACGGACACGGTTACCGCAACGCTTCCTGAAAATGGATATTACGATGTTCGCGTGATCGAATCCGGTGGATTGGCTTACTATTGGGTTAGGGGCCGTGCTGTTGTTGAAACGGGGTATACGGAATGACTGAAGTCGTAGAAGTCACAACAACCCGCACGGTAATCACAGAAGATACTATTACAAATGTGGTTGAGGTTCAGGCTCCTGGTCCTGCTGGCCCTGCTGGTCCGACTGGTCCTGCTGGGAGTGCTGGGACTGCCGGTCCAACCGGTGCTACTGGCTCTGCTGGTTCCGCTGGTCCCACAGGCGCTCAAGGTATCCAAGGCCTCTCTGGTCCTACAGGTCCGGCGGGATCTCAGGGCGCTCAAGGCATAACTGGTCCCACTGGGGCAACTGGATCTGCTGGCTCGGCAGGTGTTACCGGTCCTACTGGCGCAGTAGGATCAAATGGTCCTACGGGGTCTTCTGGTCCAACAGGCCCAACTGGCGCTCAAGGTAATGCGTCAACTGTGCCTGGACCAACTGGTCCTGCAGGTTCCACTGGCGCTATTGGACCAACTGGCCCCACAGGTGCGGATTCCACTGTTGCTGGACCAACTGGACCAACTGGATCTACTGGACCCACTGGTGCTGCTGGATCGACTGGCTCTGTTGGGCCTACTGGTCCTCAAGGATCAACTGGTAATACTGGTCCTACCGGCTCATCCGGTCCCACCGGCCCTACTGGTTCCATTGGTGAAACTGGTGCCGTTGGACCAACCGGTCCTGCTGGATCTACTGGTGCTGTTGGCCCTACGGGTGCAACCGGTGCTGCGTCAACGGTGGCTGGTCCTACTGGTCCTCAAGGATCGACCGGTAACACTGGTCCTACTGGTGCCGCAGGTCCAACCGGTTCACAGGGTACCCAAGGCATTCAAGGCTTACAAGGTGAAACAGGCGCGCAAGGTCCAACTGGCTCTGTAGGTCCTACGGGTCCGACAGGGGCAACTGGTGCAGCGTCTACGGTTGCCGGTCCAACAGGTCCGACTGGATCTGCTGGAGCAAATGGAACATCATCTTCTCTTTTCCATTATCAGGCTGACACTAACCAGCAATCTGGCACTCCGACAACCGGCCATTTGTACTGGAACAACACAACTCAGATTTCTGCAACTTCCATAGCGTTTAGCCATTTAACATCTGACGGTATTGATGTTGATTTGTTTTTGTCGGTATTGAAAACCAATGATATCTTGGTTTTGCAGGATGAGAACAATTCCACCAATTACCAGAAATGGACAATCAGCGGCACACCAACGATTGTTAGCAACACATCAGTTACCTGTCCTGTGGCGCTAACGGAGTCCGCTGGAACGGGTACGACGGGATTTGCTAATAATCATCAATTGATAGTTGTTCTGCAAAGCGTTGGTATTCAAGGTCCAACGGGTCCACAAGGGAATACCGGCCCTACAGGTGCTAATTCAACCGTTCCTGGCCCTACTGGTCCACAAGGTGATGTCGGTCCTACTGGTCCACAGGGTAACGTCGGCCCAACTGGACCACAGGGTGTCCAGGGCATTCAGGGTGTCCAAGGTGTTGCCGGACCAACAGGTTCTACAGGCGCGGCTGGTAACACAGGTCCAACAGGTCCAACTGGTACAACTGGTGCTGGCGGTCCTACAGGGCCAACCGGTCCTACGACTTATCCAGCCGCTGGCATCGCCGTTTCCACCGGAACTGCTTGGAACACGTCTCTCACGGCTCCGTCTGGTGCTATCGTTGGCACTACAGACACGCAGACACTCACGAACAAGACACTGACTAATCCAACGGTCACCAACTATGTCGAGACGATCTACGCTCCGGCTGCTGGCACAGCGTTCACTATCGATCTTGCCAATGGCACAGTGCAGAAAATCACGTCCAGCGGCAACCTGACGATCACACTGCCTTCTTCGGTATCTGGTAAATCGTTCACGATCATTGTCGCATACGGCGGCTCTCATAGCCTTACATGGGCTGGAGGCTCTACGCTCAAATGGGCCGGTGGGACGACACCAACTGCAACGGCTGCCAACGCGAAGTTTGATATTTTCAACTTCTACTGCGATGGCACGAACACCTACGGCTCAGTTTATGGATTGAACTTCTAATGTTCTCTGCACAAAAGAACGCTGCTCCTGCTTCTGATAAGCTATTCGTTGAGGATGTATTCTCTACATGGCTTTATACGGGCAATGGACAAGGGATCAGCATTCAGAATGGAGTTGCATTAGCAACTGGCGGTATTAACGGAACGACTCTCCAGCTTCCCGGAGATTCAATTGCAGATACATCTCCTGTTACCAAGGCAATCACCAATAATGGTGTGACAACAAGTACTTCGGTAAAGAAGTATGGAACGGCATCACTTGCTTTTACTCCAAACCAATATTTGGTTGCTGGAACAAATTCAGATTGGAATTACTTACACGCAGGGAGTGATGATTGGACAATTGAGTTTTGGTTGTACACGAATAGCACAAATAATTTATATGGTTTATTTTCTACAAACGTAAACTCGGTCAGTAATGCCTATGGGATGTCGATATTTCTTAATTTCGATGTAACCAACGATACTACGTTATCTGGATGTGTGTCTGGAAGTTTCACCCGTGGCGTCGATGGCGCTAGAATGGACTGGAGAACTAATGGTGGGATTATCCCACTCCAGACTTGGACTCACGTTGCTATAACATTTTCTATTCAAACTAAGAGTATTACGGTCTACGTCGATGGCGTAGGGCGGGCGACTACGAATACCAATATCGTCGGCAATTCTCCTAGTGGCGGACCGACTTCATTTGTCTGGGGTGCGACAAATAACTCAACATACGCAATGAATGTCGGAAGGTATATCGGCCCAGCGTCAGGCGGCGGCGGATATTTCTCTGGATACCTTGATGATATTCGTTTTGTCCGTGGTAGGCGTGTTTATACCTCTAACTTTACTCCTCCAGCAGCAGCCTTGCCGAATGACACACTTGTCACAAGTAGCGGCGGGATGGTGTGGACAAAAAGCCGCAATAACGCCATTGAACATAATTTGATCGATACTGTTCGCGGTGGCGGTAACGGATTATCGTCTGGTTCTGCCGCTGCATCGACAACGGGTTGGGGGACAACGTTTAATAGCACAGGCTACTCAGCTGGCGCTGGAACGTACAATATGATTAACAATTACACCTACGCCTCATGGACATTCCGTAAAGCGCCTAAATTCTTTGATGTCGTGACGTATACGGGGACTGGATCGGCCCGCACTATTGCACATAACCTTGGCGTTGCACCTGGCTGCATTCTCGTGAAGCGGACCGACACGACAGCCGACTGGCAGGTCTACCACCGCAGCTTATCAAACACGCAATATTTAGTTCTTAATAGCTCGGCTGATGCAGCAACAGGAACAACTCGGTGGAATAGCACAACGCCAACTTCAACTGGATTTACTGTCGGAACAGATGCAAATGTTAACGCATCTGGCGGAACATATGTTGCCTATCTCTTCGCTCATGATGCAACGTCTAATGGGATTATCCAGTGCGGTTCCTATATTGGCAACGGAACATCCCAAGAAATTAATCTTGGGTGGGAAGCTCAGTTTCTAATTCAAAAAGGAATTGATAGAGTTTCAGATCTTGCCTCTTGGTTTGTTCTGGACTCCATGAGAGGCATTTCTGAAACTAGCCAGCAAAGATTAACGGCTAATAATGGCAACGCTGAAAGTACTGATAGTGGGGCTAATTATTTCACCGCTACATCAAAAGGATTTAAAGTCAAAACCTCTGGTGCATGGGAAAATCAAAGCGGCAAAACATATATTTACATCGCCATCCGTCGCGGCCCGATGAAGACCCCGACGCTGGGGACGAGTGTTTACACGCCGCTAAAGGTTACTAGCTCGACGACCGGCTCTGTTAGGTCTTTCGGGTTCGCCGCTGACGCAATTATTGGCGGAAGGTATGATAGCAACCAAACTGCAAGCAACTGGTTCTGGATTGACCGGCTTCGCGGCTTCACCGCGTCAACAGACGATAGCACTGGAAACGCTTTACAGAAAAAGCTGCTTAGTTCGACCACCGCCGCAGAAACGACGAACACCTATCCGACCAATCCGTATCTGTACAACATCTGGAACACGACGGCCCTCCAAGGTGCAGGGGATGGATATATCGGCAACGGCGGCAACCTGATCTATTACGCAATGCGCCGCGCCCCCGGCTTCTTCGATGAGGTTTGCTACACGGGAAATAACGGAACGCAAAATCTCAACCACAATCTCGGTGTTGTGCCTGAGATGATGATTGTAAAATCGCGTAACGGTGGGGAGGAGTGGTTTGTGTACTCAGCATCCTTGTTGGCAACTGAGTATTTGACCCTAACGTCTACGAACGGAAAAACTGGCGGATCATCGACCACTTGGAACTCAACCCGTCCGACGGCTTCTGTGTTTTCAGTAGGTAACACGTATAATACAAATGGACCATATAATTACGTCGCCTACCTCTTCGCGTCATGCCCTGGCGTGAGCAAGGTTGGCAGCTATACTGGCAACGGCAGCAGTCAGACAATCAACTGCGGCTTCGCTGCGGGTGCGCGCTTTGTGTTGATTAAGCGGACCAACGCTGCTGGCGACTGGTATGTCTGGGACACAGCCCGTGGTATTGTTGCTGGCAATGATCCGCATCTTTCGCTAAATACGACGTCAGCAGAAGTGACCACAGACGATACGATTGATACCGACAGCACGGGATTTGTTGTGAACCAAGTGTCAGCCACTAACGTCAACGTATCATCTGCAACCTATATCTATCTAGCCATCGCATAAGGAACGAAGCATGGAACTCCGTATTCGTGAAACAGGGCAGGTGATGTTTGAGAGCGAGTTTCGCGCTATGCATCCTAACACCTCGTTCCCTTATGTGATCGACGAAGCAACGCTGGATGAGTTTGGTGCGGATGTTGTGTTCGAAGGCCCGCAGCCGACGGCGACCAAGTATCAGGTTGTTTACCGTGATGGCGTCGAGCAGGTCGAAGGTAAATGGTACACCAAGTATGCCGTGTCCGACATGGACGACGAAGCCAAGGCTGCTGTTGATGCTGCGACGATGGCATCCAACAAGACGGCCCGCAACATGAAGCTCTCTGAATGCGACTGGACCCAGCTTGGTGACGTCCCACTAAAAGCGCAATGCAAGGCCGATTTCGCGGATTACCGTCAAGCCTTGCGTGACATGGACTTGCTTAATCCCGTTTGGCCGGATATTCCAACTGAAGAATGGATCAGCTAGGTTCACAAGAAAGGGATAAAATGAAGATCTGCGTATACGCCATCTCCAAGAACGAGGAGATGTTCGTTGAGCGTTTCTGCAACTCCGCCAAGGATGCAGACCTGATCTTGATTGCAGACACCGGATCGACAGACCGCACAACCAGCTTGGCTGAACAATGCGGCGCTCAGGTCCATGAGATCTGCATCACCCCTTGGCGGTTCGATGATGCGCGGAATGCTGCTCTTGCTTTGATCCCACCGGATGTCGATATCTGCGTCAGCCTTGATCTGGATGAAGAACTCCAACCTGGCTGGCGTGAAGAGATCGAGCGTGTCTGGACCGAAGGCACAACGCGACTGCGCTACGGCTTCGACTGGGGCGCAGGAATCGTCTTCAAGTACGAAAAGATCCACGCACGGCGCGGTTATCGCTGGACGCATCCCTGCCATGAGTATCCTATTCCGTATATGATCGAAGAGATATACGCGGACACCGATATGCTCATGGTGATCCACAAACCGGATAACACCAAGAGTCGAGGTCAATATCTCCCGTTGCTGGAGATGTCAGTTAAGGAAGATCCATATGATCCACGAAACGCATTCTATTACGCAAGAGAACTATCATTCCATCGCCAGTGGAGCGAGGCTGTGCGCGAATGTGAGCGATACCTTGCACTACCAGGTGCAAATTGGCCCAATGAGCGATGCTATGCGTACAGGGTCATGTCACGTTGCTATTCTGAACTCGGTGACTGGGACAACGCTATCCGGTGCGCTCGGCTTGGCGTAATCGAGGCTCCGTATACTAGAGAGCCTTGGTGCGAGATTGCCAAGTTAGCATATCAACGCCACCAATGGGCGGAGTGCTACGGGGCTGCGATGTCGGCTCTGGCGATCAAAAACAAAGAGCTTGTCTACACGGTTGATCCAGAGGTCTGGGGTGCCTTGCCGCATGACTATGCCAGCATCTCTGCATGGAATCTTGGCCTTAAAGAAGTGGCTATTATTCATGCTGAAAATGCACTATTGGAAGAGCCAGAGAGTGAGCGTTTGCGTTCTAATCTGGAGTTCATGAAAAATGCCATCGATTGATGTTTCCACGGTTATCACCGTCCTTGCATTCATTGGTGGCCTTATCGGCGTCTGGGTTCAGTTAAACAACCGCATTGCGATCCTTGAAACTAAGCTCGGATTCGGTGACGAAAAGTTCGTTGCAATCGATAAGAAATTTGATGAGGTTATGATCCATCTTCGCCGGATCGAGGACAAATTAGACAATAAGGCTGACAGATGAGCTTTTTGGACGATTTTGAAAGCAAGGCAGAAGGCGTTAACGACACTGTTGAGTTCGTTATCCGTGTAGCGATTGTTACACTATCGGCTGTGATCCTTGTGGTAGTTATGGCCTTGGCTGTTGGGCTGTTTGTGCCGAATGATGTGGTGGACAGCACTGCTATTCTAGCAACGATTGATCCGGCTTTTCAGACTGTTATTGGTGCATTTGTCGGCCTTCTTGGCGGCTTGAGCCTGAACGCTAATGCGCGAGATAAGGAACAGCCGTTGGAACTGGATACACCGGAACCAGATCCTGTAGCTTCTACACCTGCTCCAGAACCTGTTGCCGCTCCGGTTGTCGCTGAAGTCGAAGATGACGATGACGACGATATGGCCCCTTGGGAAAAGTACCGCAACGACCTGCGCTATGACGCAAATGGCGACGGTGTGGTTGATGAAGAAGACTTCCCTGACTGGCGTAATCCGGCGGCATAAAGATGGGTGATCTCTCAACCGTTGAACTCATCGGTCAACTCTGGCCTCTTGTTTTGGCGTTTATCACGCTCGTCATTATCCTGGCTAAGATGGATGTGCGCCTCGCAGTGGTCGAGGAGAAGATCAAGACGCTCTTTGAGCTATGGAACAAAGGACAGGACAGATGAGCCTGATTAATCTCCAGAAGAAGATTGGAGTGTCCGCTGATGGTGCGTTTGGTCCAGGGACGTTTAAACGGGCTGCTGCTTTCTATAAGATGTCGCCTTCTAGGGCTGCACATTTCTTCGCTCAAACGGCGCATGAGTCGGGCGGCTTCAAGAGCTTCAGCGAAAACCTGAATTACAGCGCCAAGGGTCTGCGTCAGATCTTTGGCAAGTATTTCAAGACGGATCTGGAAGCGCAGATGTATGCGCGTCAGCCGGAGCGTATCGCCAATCGTGTTTACGCCAACCGGATGGGCAATGGTCCTGAGTCCAGCGGCGATGGATGGAAATTTCGTGGACGCGGTGCTTTGCAATGCACTGGTCGGGCTACGTACCAGGCGTTTGCTGATTACATCGGTCGGCCTGATATCATGAAGAATCCGGATATTGTCGCAACGGAATTGGCATTCGAGAGCGCACTCTGGTTCTTTGATAAAAACAAACTCTGGTCGATCTGCGACAAGGGTGTCAACGATGCAGCCATCCTTGCGCTGACAAAGCGCATCAACGGCGGAACCCACGGCCTCGACGACCGCCGTGCAAAGACCAAGAAGTACACAACGTGGGCCTGATCCCAAATCCATTGGTGGTATATGTGGTGGCAGGCTCTCTTATTGTTGGCGCAGCCGCCGGATACAAGGTCCGCGACTGGCAGTGTGATGCAGCGTATGCAAAGGCTCTGGAAAAGGCTGAAAAGCAACGAGCAGAAATGCAAAAGGCGGTAGATGATGTCTCTCTGGTTTATGAAGTCGAGCGGGATAAAGCCGATATCGTGGCAACCGAACGGACCAACACGATTCGTGAGATATACAAAACGGTTCCTGCAATTCCTGCTGATTGTTCTCCTCCTGATGGTGTTAGCGGGTTGCTCGAAAGCGGTATCCGTGACGCCAATGCCGCAGCTTCCGGCAAACCTGGCGGCGAACTGTCCACTGCTTCCAAATCCACCGGCACTGCTGACTGATCCGGATCGAGCAGTCTGGGAAGCAGATCTCATTGCTAAATATTCTGATTGCAGCGTCAAGCACCGCTTGACGGTTGAAGCATGGAAACGGGCTTTAGAGTCCAAATAAGGAAGATCATTTATGCCAGCAGCGACATTCACGGATGAGGAATTCATCTCAGCATGGGGGCGTGGCGGAGGAAGTCCGATTAAGGTTGCGGCCATTCTTGGCGTTAAAGAGCGTGGTGTTTATGCTCGGCGCGAACGCTTAGCGCAGCGCGGTATTGTTCTCAAAAGTGTTCCATCGGATGGCAGGGCAACCAAATGGGTTTCTGACGACAATGGACGCGCATACAAGCGTCAGATTGATCTGAACATCGACACCGGCACTGTGATTGCGTTCTCAGACGCTCACTGGTGGCCTAATCAACCAAGGACAATCGCCAATGAGGCTTTGTTGCTGCTGATTGAAGATCTGAAGCCAAGGGCTATTTTCGCCAATGGAGATCTGTTCGACGGCGCAAGAGTCAGCCGTCACGCTCCGCTTGGCTGGTCTGAACTGCCAACAGTGCGTGAAGAACTGGAGACCTGTCAGGACCGGCTGGAGGAGATCGAGCAACGTCTTCCAAGGGGATGTCATAAGATCTGGAACGTCGGCAACCATGACGCTCGGTTTGATCGTGCGCTTTGCACAAATGCCAGTGAATATGATGGGGTGGTGCAGCGTCTGGAGGAGAAGTTCTCTCGCTGGGACTTCACATGGTCAACGATGATCAATGATAATGTGATGATCAAGCATCGGTATCACAACGGTATCCATGCTACGTACAATAACACCCTTAAATCGGGCCGTAGCATCGTCACAGGGCATCTCCATCGCTTGGCGGTGACACCGTGGGCCGATTACAATGGACGGCGCTATGGGGTCGATACAGGGACGTTGTCGGACCCGCACTCAGCACAGTTTGATTATGCAGAAAATAACCCGTCCCCTCACACCAGTGGCTTTGCAGTGCTGACGTTTAAGGACGGGTTGATGCTTCCACCGGAACTGTGTGAAGTTATCGGATCACGCGCTTTCTTCCGTGGGCAGACTGTTTTCGAGGAGGAGTCGGTCTGCGACTAAGGTAGCATAGCCCGCGATGTCTCTCCATGAATCTTCGTATGTGACATCACCGTTGACGACACGCGCCAGTTTGTTGGAGATCATGGCCAGAGCCTCTAGCTGGTCGTAATCAAGCTCATAGAACGATGCTCCAGAACGGAGATTATCCATGATGTTCTGGCTGATCTGGGCCACATCGCGGAAGTCTCCGTAGCGGGCTTCGCGCTGTTCAAGGATTTCGTTAATTTCCATTGCTAATCTTCCTCAGGTAATAATAGATCGTGGTGTGATCTCGGTTGAAAATCTTGGCGATCCTATGGCCGTTCATGCCTCGGATCTTCATCATGTCTGATATCACAAAGCGGAAATCCCTAGCCTGTGGCTTGGTCAGTCTCTTAGCCTCGCGAATGGCTTCCAACTCCATCCCGTAGCGGTTGAGAACCTCGGTCCCGCACTTGATATCAAATCCGGTCAGTCTGTACTCCGGCTTGCTCCAATAGGCCGTCTTTGTCATGCCTCTTTGCACGGATTAAAAGCTCCTCAGATGTTAGCATATTGTTTCCAACCCTCCAGTGGTTTCCGCACTGGTGGTATTCCCCTTTGCTGTTGCACGGTGAGACAATGAACCGTTGACGGCGCAGGATGTTAGCGGCGACACTGTAGATGTCATGAGGATTGGGCCTCAT